GTTTAAGCAATCGAGCGGCAGCGTACTTACCCCGCAGTCCATTAGCGGGTATACTCATGCCGCATTGTCCTCTTAGTTAAATGGATATAACGAGCCCCTCCTAAGGGCTAATTGCAGGTTCGATTCCTGCAGGGGACACCATTTATCAGTTCGCTCCCATCCGTACCAGTCCGCAAAATCCCCTGAATATCAAGCATTCCGTAGATTCACAGTTCGTCATGGTTCGCTTCAGATCGTTGACAGCCGCACTCCATGACGGGTAAAAAGTGGATAAAATAATTTTACCCACCGGATTTTTACCCATGCTCACCGTTAAGCAGATTGAAGCAGCAAAGCCGAAAGAAAAACCATACCGCCTTCTCGATGGTAATGGTCTGTACCTTTATGTGCCTGTATCCGGGAAAAAGGTATGGCAGCTTCGCTACAAGATTGGCGGTAAGGAGAAAATCCTGACCGTCGGAAAATATCCGCTTATGACTTTGCAGGAGGCAAGGGGTAAAGCATGGACTGCGAGGAAAGATATCTCGGTTGGCATCGATCCGGTAAAGGCGAAAAAGGCTTCGTCTAACAACAATTCCTTTAGTGCGATTTACAAGGAATGGTACGATCACAAGAAGCAAGTATGGTCAGTAGGGTATGCGACTGAACTTGCAAAAATGTTTGATGACGACATTTTACCCATCATCGGCAGCCTTGAAATTCAGGATATTGAGCCGATGCAACTGCTGGAAGTAATCCGCAGATTTGAAGATCGCGGTGCAATGGAGCGAGCCAACAAAGCCCGCAGAAGATGCGGCGAGGTTTTCCGTTACGCTATTGTCACCGGAAGGGCTAAATATAACCCGGCACCTGACCTTGCAGACGCCATGAAAGGATACCGCAAGAAGAACTTCCCGTTTTTACCTGCAGACCAGATCCCGGCATTCAACAAAGCACTTGCAACATTTTCAGGAAGTATCGTATCGCTCATTGCGACAAAAGTTTTACGCTACACAGCCCTAAGAACGAAAGAGCTTCGTTCCATGCTATGGAAGAACGTCGATTTTGAAAACAGGATTATCACCATCGACGCCAGTGTGATGAAGGGTCGCAAAATTCATGTGGTTCCTATGTCAGACCAGGTAGTTGAACTTCTCACTACGCTAAGCTCTATCACCAAACCAGTATCAGAGTTTGTTTTTGCCGGGCGCAACGATAAGAAAAAGCCAATCTGCGAGAACGCGGTGCTACTTGTGATCAAACAAATCGGCTATGAGGGTCTGGAAAGCGGTCACGGATTCAGGCATGAATTCAGCACGATTATGAACGAGCACGAATGGCCTGCAGACGCCATTGAAATGCAACTGGCACATGCCAACGGCGGATCTGTGCGCGGGATTTACAACCATGCTCAGTATCTCGATAAGCGCAGAGAAATGATGCAATGGTGGGCGGATTGGATCGATGAAAAGGTGGTGTGATCCACCTATATCGCCGTACAATTATCCAACTCACATAATATGGCGAGAGTAAAGCCTTTAGGTTGGTTGTTTTTTTGGGTTTATTCATATAATATTCTATATGTACGACAATTAAATTTATCTAATATTTAATTGCAATTTAAAAAATAACAAACTCACATTATACACTATAAAACAACATAAGGATTATGACATGTTGGTAGATAAGATATTGCACAAAACTGGATTATTTGACTTTCTGGACAAAATTTTAATAACCCGTCCTTTCGCTATTGTATCCAATAACTGCTGGGGCTATAGACTATATAAAAATATAGGACTTGAATATAATACTCCCTTTATCGGCCTGTACATCACAGCATCTGATTTTGTTGAAATGTGTATTAATTTGGAGCATTTTTTATCAAGAGACATTGTTGAAAGCGATTTCATTAATACAGAGCATAATTTCCCCGTTGCATTTGTGGATGGAGTAAAAATATACTTTATGCATTATAACTCAAGGGCAGAAGCCATGGATAAATGGAATAGAAGAATAAAAAGACTTCAATCTTTTATATCATCACATGGCCTTGATAGAGTTGTTTTTAAAATGTGTGATAGAGATGGAAGTTACATGGATGTAATGAAATTTAATGAGTTAAAAATAAAAAGAACGATATCTTTCACCTCGAAAGAAAACAAAGGACTCGTTGAGAGCAATGGTAATATTTACCCGGGAGATGTATTGTTCAACTTCAGACACAGATATTATCTCAAGTATATCAAAACATTTAGATAACCACTCGACAAGAATATCTAAAGGAAATTATCAGTAGTATTAAAGATTTAGTGTCATTCAGGTAAAAGACTTAAAAAAGAATGACACTTGTCTCAATCCTTTAGTTTCGATAAAGCAATCTGGTCCAACCTAACTCTCACGAGTAAAGATAGTATCTCGACACTATCGAGTCAGGTGTCTGGAAATTCAGAAAGATGACCAAAGCAAAATATGCCTTCCAGAATGTGAAGGCAGTCTATTGAAGCTACTTACTGATGAATATGCAAGAAAGATAGCCAATGGCACTTCAAAGCTGAAATTTAACATTGTCGTAATTAGCCATTTACTTTGAAGAATGACTGAATAATGTGATGAATCTGCAGAATTTTTAACGTGGCATAACATTCTGAATGCCTTCGATATCAACTGGCTGCCACCTCCGGTGGAGGCGTAAATTCGCCGCTATTGTATATATAGCCACGCTGAGTGTCAGGAGGGCATTCAACCCAGATTAACGAGTCATGATATCTACCCGTTGGGTCTATATCAGTTAACTCCATTACCACGTTGTTTTCAATTCGTGCCCACATAATTTATACCTCACCAATAAATAATTACAATCCCGCTATGACCAGCACCAGTAACTCCGCCAGTCTTTTTCGTTGCCAACCCAGCGCCACCACCGCCAGGACCTTTTGCATTACTGCCAACATTCCCCGCCGAATCTAAAACCTGTCCATGCCCGCCAGGACCACCGCCACTACCTCCGACAGCCGAATCAGTGCCTGCTATCATTGATGCACCAGGAGAGCCTGGGCCAAGAGACGTATTTATCTGCCCCCCCACACCTTCTCCCCCCACTCCTCCGGATATCTGACCTCCACCATATCCGCCTGTTGCCGAGAGATATGTGCCAAAACTACTGGTGCCACCAGGATTTCCGTTTCTTGCTGACGTATTTTGACCTTTTCCACCACTGCCTACAGTGATTGTGACGGTGTCAATACCTGTTAAGTCAATGACGGACTCGCTCACACCACCGCCGCCACCGCCGCCGCCACCGGCAGCGTTCGTTGAGCTTATCGACGGGTAACCGCCAGACCCGCCACCGCCGATAACCTTCACCCTGACGCGTCGGCCCTTTTTCACTATGTCAGGAACATTCCAGGTGCTGACGCCTGCATTATCAAATACAGCGCAATTTTGAGCGCCAAATGTGGCTTCTCCCAAACCAAGGTTTTCGAGAGCCGTTTGCACAGTGCCATCCGATTTGATATCGCCAAACGGATTCTTGCGGCTTAACAGCAGCGCGCGAAGTGCGGTAAGCAACTGATCGTGCCGCCCCTTCTCCAGGCTGGCACCGGATGCCTCCACCACGCTGCAAAGCTCCTCCTGCAACATATCAAAGTAGTCATCATCCAGATCGGTGGCAGGTGTGCCAGTCTGGGGGTTACCACGGGTAAAACCGTTCTTACCCGCGCCGAACTTATCCTTCTGCGCGGTTTTCGTGTCTATACGATGCATGGATTACTCCGGATATTTAAAAATTACGTAGGTATGCGACGGGCAGAGTTTGTTAAGCACACATTCGACAACGGTGTCGCCCCAGATACGCAGCGCGGAATCACAGGGATCGCCACATGTCATCCAGGTGGTGTTTGTGGCGGCTGGCATGTTGACCTGCCAGTAATACCGCCATTCCGGCGCATTCACCGCGTCAGTACAGGCCGATGAGCAGGTGAACGTGCTTTTGTCGTATCGCGTGATGGTAGCGTCTGGTCTGCCCAGGGCAGCAAGCTGTGCAAGATAAAAATTCTCGTTGATGCCGCCCGCCAGGTTAACCTTCGCATCCAGCCGTTGCTGACGCTGGCGAAGGGTCTGTGTCCCTGCGGGAATACATTCATCCGGCAGACCGCACAGACGCTCCCAGCGGTTTATCAGTTCAGTGGTGGTGCGCGGATCCAGCTCCCGCATCAGGGCATCCGCACGCTGATGAACGCGGGTTAATGACGGTGCCGCACCGGCAATCGCCGGATCGCTGGCTGACCACGCCGGACCGGGGGGCAACAGTGCCGACAACAGACGGATGTAATCATCGTTTGTCACGTCCATGAAATCGTCCCCAGTACCGCCAGTTCATTTTTTGCAATGGAGATATTGTCTGCCGGTGCAAGCAACTGATGGCTGTATTCCCCGTTCGCACCGGAAATCGCCTCACTGATACGCGATACCTTCAGTTCTCCCTGCGGATAACCATCACGCAGCAGGAACGAACGCAACTCCGCGGTGATGGCAGCCCGTATTTCCGGTGTGTCCGGCGTCACGCGGATATGAAAATCCACCGTATGTGCCACCGGCCTGAACACATACAAATCAGAGCCTGCCACCGGGGCCAGTGGCCCGATATGTTGTCTTGCCGCCGTTTCCGTTGATTCTTCCGGAATGGGATTAATCAGGTCACTGCTGGCAATCATCACACCGACAGTTCCCGTTCCCATCCAGTGACGGTATGTCCATGCGCGGGTAATGCCGGGCACTTCTTTAGCCCATACGACATAGTCCCCGTCAGCCCCGCCCTGCGGCGTCCAGTAATACCGCTCAATGACGCGGGCGCGCCACGTTTCCAGCTCTTCAGTATCAAATCCGCCTGTCAGGGTGTCAGCCACACCGGAAGACGGCAGACCATTCACCGGCGTGACCAGGATTAATGCCGTACCGTCGTCAGCGTTACCGACCGCGCCTGCATTTGAGCAGGCGATCGGCACGCGCAGGACACCACCGGAGCTGGTTGCATCGGCAGTTGCAGTATACTGAACCAGGTCATCGCGCTGAATAACACTCCCGGCGGTCACCTTCAGGCCATCGCTGACACCTTCCCAGCGCATATACCCGCTGGCAGCCGTGGCCCCCTTGCGCGGACACCGTTTCATCGCAGCATGTCGCGCCAGCCAGGACTCATCGCACAGGTCAGGCAGCATGTTCATTGCCAGATAATCGATGTACCCGTAAACCGTATGCAGCGCCGCCGCATACACCTTTGCCCGCACGTCTTCATCCATGCGCCGGAGCGTGTCGCTGACGTCCAGCCTGGCGAATAAATCGTTACGGAGCATACTGATATTTTCAGCCAGCGTCGGGCGCTGAAATTCACTGTCCGCCATGCGTTATCGCACTCCACAGATCATCAAAAGAAATCATTACCGGTCCGTCACGACGCCAGAGAGTGATACTGTTACCCAGTTCATTAATCCCGGTGCGGCGGATATCCAGATCAATACGGGACACCACGCCGTCATCAATCATCCATTGCAGGCATTCGCGGATATACCCCCTTACCGTCAGCACCAGCTGATTGGTCAGTTTGCTGCGCTGAAGCAGCCACAGTCGGGAGCCGTAACGGTCATTCTGTACCGCAGGCCAGGTATCCCCCCACCATCCCATCGGGACGTCGGCGTTGTCATCAGGCTCCGCCCGCCGCCAGGTAAACAGGGAAATCACCACGGCGCGGGTCAGCGGATCCAGCGGTGCGCTGGCGCAGGTGCGTTTACCGTTCACCGTCAGCCACAGTTCCATCATGCCTCCATCGCTTTATCAGGTTTGTCGGTGTTACTGCCCTGACCGTTCTCTCTGTGACGATGCCCGTTATAGGCAAGCCGCATCGCTGACATGGTGGTGCCGCTGGAGTCGCACAGGTCTTTCACCTGTCCTGTCACTTCCAGGTCCATTTCAAAACGTGCTTTAGGTGAATTGCGAAACGTGATCGTTTTACCTGCACCGTCCACCACGATCCCCTCCCGGGTCAGCGTCACGGACTGCCCCTGATCGTCATAGACAGCCACCTCACCCGTCTGCAGCCCTTTCAGGCGGTAGCGCCGGTCCGACACCGTAACAACCACCGCATGAGAACGGTCACCATCCGGAAACAACACCACCGCTTCCGCACCGCTGTTTGCCCTTGCGGTAAAACCGTAGGGTTCAAGATGTTCAACCCCGGCTTTGGGTTCACCGGCAATCAGGGATACATCCACGGTCTGACATTTCGTGGCGGCACTGATGCTTTTCACCACCGCCCGCCCAATCAGGCCGAGGAGTTGTCGCTGTATGGTTTCAATCGCCTTCATCAGAACGGGTCCTCCTGTACTCTGGCTTTTTTCTTTTTCCGCGCGCCGGGGGCTTCGGGTTCAGGCAGATAAGCATCAGGTGGGCCGACACGGATTTCCGTCAGGGTGCCATTCTGGTCCTGAGTAAACGTGACTTCCGAGACAAGCAGTTCGGTATTGTCGAAACCACAGACCGGATCGAAGACAATCACCCGCTGGTTGGGCTGCCACAGCGTACCGTTACCCTGTCGCCAGCCCTGCACCACATAGGTGGTTTCATCCGTCCGCGCCGCCCGTTGTCGGGCTTCAAAGTCAGCACGCGCAATACAGCCTGCCCCCGTAGCCTGCCCTGTCTGCCTGATATACATCGGACGGTAACGGGCAATAAATGCATCCTCTGTGCGGGCCCGCAGCGCGGTGGTGGTGGCCTCACCGAAATCATCGTCGTTTCCGGCACGCTGCCCCGCCACCTGGTAAACTGAAAACCGCTCCCGGATACTCTTCTCCGTATCACAGGAAAGGATGTTTTCCCCAAGTACCAGCGCGGTATGTGCCCGCGTTGAGCCAATACCACCAATCACCAGCCTGCCGTGCGGGTCGTCATAAGCCAGCGCCTGCTGCTGACCGAGTATTTTGTTGATCACCTCGATCACCGTTTCACCGTGATCAGGCTGGACATCCGGAATAACACCCGACGGCGCATCGCTGTTCACCACCTCAATGCCGAAAGGCGCAGCAAGCGCCTGCGCAATCTGTACCAGCGATCGTCCGTTAAACTGTGTCGGTTCGGCTGCACAGTCAATCAGGTCAGCAGTCAGACTACGTCCGGCAATACCGGTGCTGACCGAACGGGCATCGTAACGAACGGGGGTCGCCTCCACCCAGCCGGTGATCACCAGCTCATCACCAATCAGCACTTCCACTTTTGAACCATTTTTAATGCGCGGCTGAAGCGTGGTGATACCCTCATCTCCCGGCCACTGGCGGGTGATCTCCACGCTGAAATCCCGCGCCAGCCGTTCAATACCGGCACCGATGCGCACCGATGTCCAGCCATTCCACTCCCGGCCATTTACCCGTAGCGTGACGTTATCGTTCATTGCACTGGCACCTTCAGAGGGATCACCGGCACAAAGCCGGGATGCGTAATGGCATTACGCCGGATAATGTCCGCGTCACGCGCCGCGTTATCAAACCAGGTCGCCGCCAGCACCAGTGCGGGTAAAACCTCATCCGGCGTGCGCTGAATGATCCGTGCAGACTGTTCAAGGCGCGTGTTGATATCCGCATTCAGATCTGCTTTCACCCGGCGCAGCGCCAGAAACAGCGCATCACTGGTTGTGCGGGACAACTCCTTATCAATTGCCGTATTCAGTGTGTAGCGAATGTCAGTCAGTTCTTCCCACGTCGGCAGGTCAACCGTGCTTTTCACCGCCGGTGCATTGTTCAGTGCCGGATGCGTGACGGAAGGCCAGCCAGTGCTCTGCGCGGGTGTTGTTGCCTGCCCCACTGCGGCATTCTGCATCACCGCGGAAGTTGTTGGCGCAGGCAATCGGGTGACGGCATACGCCGCTTCGCTGATTGCGGTCGTACGAAGGATGCTGGCAACCACGTTACGCTGCTGCGTCGCCGTAGCGGTGGTTTTACTGTCCGTTTTCCAGACGCCGCGCGGTTGCAGATCGCTGCCGAGGCTGACACCGGAAAGCGTTTTGATCATGGTGACCAGGTCGCTGGCGTTACCATAAAGGCGTTTCCCGGTACGCCACATTTTCTGCACCTGTTCAACGAAATTTTTGCCTGACGATGGCGGCGGCAGAAGTACCGAGATATCCCCCTGCAACAGCCTGGCGGCATCCGATACGGCAGAATCCACCACTTTCATCGCATCAGAAACATACCCAAGCATTGTGCCGGCATTACCGACGACGTCGTTCTGCACAAAATCTGCCACGCCATCGATACTGAAACCACTGAAACTTTCACTGATGCAGTCATCCAGTGCAGAACAGGATGACATCAGCGTCTGCGCCGTCGCCGCACCTGATGTGGGGTAAGAGAGTTCTCCCGCTTCGACAAACTTCAGGTCAAAGCGGACAATACGCCCTTCACTTTTCGATGTGCTGACCCGAACTTCCCCGTCAACACAGACTTTCAGCTCACCATATGTCGGGTGGACAAGCGTGCCGGGACCGGGTTTATTCAGCGCTTCAATCAGGCGATCGCGCTGGTCAAAGCAGTCATCTCCCACCACATAAGCTGTGATGGACGGGCGGAAAGTGACTTTTCCCAGATCTTCGGTATAGGGTTTGTCGCGGTTCGGATATTCGTGTGTTTCCACACGACGGCCGGTTCCCGCACTTTCTTCTTCAACCTTAAACGGCACACCTCGAAATGACGCATCCTGAAGCCTGTCTTTCCACGTCATATAAACTCCGGATATAAAAAAGCCCACCGAAGTGGGACTCATTAACAGATTAATTTTTCATTACCTGCCAAAGCGCGTATAGCCAACATCATGGCTGACATCAAAACCGCTGGTTCGCGTTTCCATAACCCGCATACCCGGAGGCGAATTCACAAAAGAGACCTTGATCTCACCATCAACTTTTGGCGCAGAAGCTTTGTTAATCATGAAGGGATTCGGGCCTGTGGCATCGGAGGCGTTGTTTGACTGAGCCAGATCTACCGCCGGATAAGGAGTGTATCCCCGTGCCGGTATTCCCGTCCCATAAGCATCATAAGCACCCGCGCCCCACTGCGCCGAGTTAATGGTATCGACCGTGTCACCGGAACTGTCGGTAAACCATTCAATAATCGGCTTCAGCTTGTCCCACATATCCTGAAACCACTTAACAACCGGCCCCCAGTTATTGATCACCATCCCCAGCGGCGACCAGGCAAAAACTTTCTTAAGGAGTTCCCAGCCAGCCTCAAAATAAGGACCAATGGTTTCCCAGAGTTTCTTAAAATAAGGTCCGACAACATCCCAGTTAGTGATAATTAATCCCGCAGCCAGGGCTATCGCCGTCGCAATCATGCCAATCGGCGTCATCGACATGATCCTGCTGACAATACTGATGGCACTGCCCACGCCCATCAATCCCAGCTTCAGAATCGCAAGACCGGCAGCAAGCCCGACGACGCCGCGAATAACCCGGGGATTTTCATCCGCAAACTTTGTGAATTTTTCCCCTAACTCCCCCAGCCATTGCGTGATATTTTTAGCGTCACCAGAAAATGCGCCGCCAATAGCTGCAAGACCGTTAGTTGCGGTCCCCGTCATTGCCTCCCACAGGTTGGACAGCGTACCAAGCTGAGCCTGAACACGTTTATTCAGGCTGGCCTGTTTATTCATCTTCTGCTGGATCTGATCGTAGCCATCCTTTCCTTTATCGATCAGGGCATTGACCACCTGAAGGGTTTCGGCATCATCACCAAATATTGCCTTAAGTACGCCTGTTCGCTTAACGTCGGTCAGTTTTCGCAACTTTGCCAGTTGCCTGAACATGTTATCAAGACCGCCAAAACTCCCTTTGCCATCAGTAAAATCGAGTTGTATCCCGAGTTTCTGGCGGGCCATGACTTTATTGACGTCCCTAATTTTCTTAACGCTTAATCCGGACTGGATAACTTTTCGCAGGGCATTACCTGCCGACTCCCCGTTCATCCCCATCTGATCCATCATGACACTGATGGGGGCAAGACTCTGTGCAGCCTGAAGACCGTCCTTATTCACCATCTTCAGAACAGAGCTGGTTTTAGTGAAGAATGACAGCATGTTGGTGTCGTCAACGCCCAGATAAAACGCCTTCTGAATTGTGTCGAACAGCCCCATCATGTCTTCTGAGGCCGTTCCGGTAGCATCCTGCATCTTTGCTGCAAACTCGGCAGCCGCTTCCGGTGTTTTTTTCAGTTGTACCGCAAGATAAGCTGTCGCTTTACCCACACCACCCAGAATGTTTTCTGCCGGGATCCCCTGACGCACCAGCATCTGCATCATGTTCTGGAAATCAGCCGTTGTACCGGGTAGCTGGTTACCCAGGCCAATAGCCAGTTTATTGATGTCCTGAAAGCTCTTTCCAACCTCGCCGTTCGCATCCATCATGGCGACTTTCAGCCCGGTAGCGGCGTTTTCCTGATCGGCATAAGATTTCAGGGAAAGCGTCAGCCCCGCTGCCAATCCGCCACCAAGCGCCAGCCCACCCTGTGACGCTTCTTCCGCCTGGCGTTTAAATCCCCGGATTTTCTTTTGCATTTTCGACAGCGCGGGAGAAAGCCTGTCGACACCGGTGATCAACGCCTTAAGCTCAAATTCAGCCATGTGTGCGTTTCTCCTGCTCTATCCTGTTTGCCTGACTGACCAGCAAGGGAATTTCACTGATCGGCATATTCAGCAATTCGAAGGGATTAATGCGCCAGTAGCTGGCGCAGTCAAAGAAGCGATCAGTGAGGTATTCAGCCGTCAGGCCTGGAGGAAAAAACCAGCCACAAGCCACGCCGCTGCATTCAGGTCTGCCGGAGACATCTGGTCGACAGAGCTTTGCGGCACTTTCGCCAGCCGCACAATGTATTTCGACACCACATGCGCCAGAAGTCTGACGGACTCATCCTGATTCATCTGGTAGGGATACCCCAGCTCGCGGACATCCTTCCCGGTGGGTTCATCAAACTCCAGTACGGAGAGTGTCTCACCATGAGCGATAATCGGTTTCTTTAACTCAAGCTCTTTCATTACTGGTAATCCCCTTCTTCACCGTGGAACTCAAGATCAACCGTGCCTTCTTCGGCATTATGGTTCGCTTCGCCGTGCAGCCAGGCAGACGACAGTACATAGACCTGACCGTTCGCCAGCTCGGCAGTGATGGTCATCTCATCAGACGAGGTGATTTTGCTCACCGGAAAATTCTTCGGCACCTTGAAGGTTCCTTTGACATAAGGCGCGCGGTGAGTTTCCTTGCGGTCCACTGAACCATCCAGACCGATGATGTCATCGTTAACCGTCCTGTTCATGGGCACCTCAATGCCGCCGGTCAGCGATAGCTGCTGACCGTCAATTTTGAAATAACAGGTTCCCCCGATACGGGCCATTATGCAGACTCCTCTGAATACTGAAGACGGAACTGGTTAACCACGGCAAAGACACGCAACTGGTTAACATAGTCAGGCGGGAACAGCGTGTTCAGGCGGTTCGGATCGCTGGCATCACGCTCCACAACCAGGTACTGCTTGAACAGTTCGTAGTTTTCCACGATCCCCGCACGCTCGAGCTGACGGTAGGTTGCCAGCAGTTCCCCTTTGATCACCGCCGGGGTGACAATCGCCTGACCGGGACCAAAGCGGGTACCGTCACTGGCAAGCTTGTGACGCCCGTACTTACTGGTAATGACGGATTTCAGTTTGCGCAGTACATACGCGCTGGTATGCAGCGTCTCGCTGTCGAGGTAGCTGTTATCCGCAACCCCGTAAGCGTTTTTCCTGTACGTGGTGACATCACGCTGAATGCGCAGCACCCCGCTTTCGACATACGCCGTTGCCACGCCATGAGACAGCAGGGTCTGCTGCTCGGTCATCGTGAACCGTTTCCCCTTCGGCGCAGGCAGCATACCCACCAGCTCACCGGTCTGCGTGGGACGTGCCGGATCGTTGCGGATAAACACCGCTGCGCGGGCGGTACGGCTTGCCGCCAGCTCGTCGGCAGGCGTCTGGGCCTCTTTTTCGTACCCCGCCAGGGTGATGTGCTGCTGGTTAAACTGGTCACCTGCGTTCACCAGTTCTGACAGTGTGCCGGTCTTTGCCGTATACACATGACCATACAGCTGACGCGCATAGCTCCAGCGACCGCTGGTATCGTTCATCTCGGTCACCAGCGTGTTAACGGAGGCCGTGTCGTTGAACGGCAGACCGATATAATCAAACGGCTCATCCGCCATTGCAGCCACCGCGCCGGTGAGAACCGGAGCGCCCGTTCCGGCGGTCCCCGTCGCCACGGCAATCTGTACGCCCGCTGGCAGCACTTCGCCCCCACCGAAGCCGTAGTAATTGAGGCTGACAGGAATTTCATTCCCGCAAAGCCCCTTATGACGCGCGGTCAGCGTGACAACACCAGCCGAAGATGAAGCTGTAAACGGCAGAGTCGGAACGGCATTGATGGCATCTTTGATACTGCTGGCAATCGTCGTGACGTTATCGCCGTTGGTCACCGGAGCCTGCACGCGGGTACGTCCCACATAGACATTCACCGTGCCGCTTTCGGTTGCTTCCCCGGTCACCGTCAGCGTAACCGTTGCCGCCGCGCCTGTGGCTTCCGGAACGGCAATCACATACAGCTCACCAAACGGGTCGGTCTGGCGATAAGCCTCGACCATACGCGCCAGCTGACTTCCCGTACCACAAATCTGGCGTGCATAGTCTGCCGACGGCATCAGTACCAGACTGTTGGCAACAATCTCTGCACCGTTATTGGCATGACCAATCAGCAGCGATGCTCCGCTGTCCTGTGCAGTATTCGCCGCCTGATTATCCATTTCCGCATAAAACAGCGGAACCAGCGTATTCGACGGAATGGTGTTAAAGCTTATCGTCATCGGTGTTCACCTTTTTATTCACGCGCCGGATATCACCCGCTACTTCACGGCGCAGCCAGTAGTTGTTCTCGTCAACATTTCGCCCTTCGGCGGGCAAAAGGTCGCCGCGGGCAGGGTCAGGAACTGACCGCCCTTTAACAGGTTTGACAAACATGAGGATCCTCAGGAAGGAAGGGTTATTTCGGTGTGATGTTCGATATCGCCGTCAGGCCCGTTACCGGGCTCGAGATAATCAACATCAATCGCCAGCGTTTGCAGTTCATCCAGACTGTTCAGATCATCCTGCTGGCGGGTATCGTCTTCAGTCAGCTCGCTGATGACCGAAAAATCGAACTGATAAATCAGCTCATGACGATTCAGATCCAGCAGCGTGCCGCCGTCATAGGTAATCGGGTTACCGCACGCTTCCGGGTTCCAGCCCAGCAGGGCCTTAAAGAGCATCTGCCGGACATCGTCCACCACATCATACGAGGCAAACTGACCGCGCTCATCACGCCCGTTACTCAGTATGACAACCACGGAGAAGCCCTCTTTCAGCTCCTGCCAGTAGTCGGTCTGGCTTTTGTTTTCTCCCGGAGAGTCATCACCCGGTACCACATACGCCGCCGGGAGTCTCAGCTTTCCGACCTCCGGCAGATTTTTGAACTGTGCCGCGCCTGCCACCCGGTTTTCAAAATACGGGCAGCGGGCACGCAGCGCAGCAATAACAGGCGTCAGTTTCATCTGTGTCGTCGCTCCGGCTTCAGTGATTTACGCAATTCCCGCGCCAGAAAATAGCGTGTCCAGCTGCGGTTCTTTTCAAGAGTTTCCACCATGAAGTTATTACGTGGAGCCAGTCGCCAGCCGCTGCCACCGGATGCACCACGATGATGACTACGACGACGTTTTGCTCCTCCCCGGACACCAAAAAACAGAAATGCCGGATAGAAGTCACCAGAGATCATCCGGTTCCCCTTCCCGTTGCGCTGGTTAGGGGCAATGCGTGTCATAAAACCGGCTCGCTTTTTACTGGCTCTCGGCACCATATAACCAATCGAACGAGCCAGGCGTCCGGTCTGATAACCGGGGTTTTCACCTGGTGCCGACCGCGCACGGCGCATCACCAGCCGACGGGCATCACGCATATGACGCTGCCCAATCGTGACAAACGCCCGCCGGACACGGGCGCGGTTAAAGCGCATCTCGGCGGGCTGCTGAACATCAACGTGAAAAAAGGGAGTCGCCATTGCTGCCTCCGTGACTCTGCCTACATTCGCCCAGCTCCGTACACTCCAGCAGCAGAAAGCGCCGCGCCCCGTTCAGATCACGCTGACGTTTCACCCGGTACACACTGTCATCACAGACCACCTCATAATCAGCAGTGATCCCCCGGCGGTAACGAATGGTGATGTAATGGGTGATGGCGTCCCCGGTCTGCGCGGTTTCCTGCCAGGTGGTGGCACTGGTCTGGATAACCTTCGCCCATGTCCGGAACGTAACCGGGTATTGAGGCTCCACGCCAAAGTTATCCGCGGGCATATCCACCCGCTGGCGGATCAGGACGCGTTTATTCAGTTCACCGGGGTCCGGCAGAATGTAGGTTGCGCTGGTCTGCGCCTGACGAATTTTCATTGCGGAAAGTACCTGTACGGGCCGACAAGCCAGCCAAAACTCTGCGGCATGTCGAGTTTCTCCACTTCCGTAACCGACGAGCGGTTTTCGTAAAAATGGCTGATAAGCATCAGCATCCCCAGACGAATATCATCCGGCAGGTGCAGCCCGTCCGGATCGCTGTCCGGAATGGTTTCATCCGGTGCATAGAGCTTCCGGTTCAGATACGTTTCCGTCCGCTTTTGTGCCGCACAGGCCAGCAGTTGCAGATGGCGGTCATCAGCATCGAAATCCTCATCCAGCCGGAGTTGGGCTTTAATCTCTTCCATTGTCAGAAGCATACTCAGCCCTCTTTACTGGTCGTGGCTTTTTTCTCTTTTGCCGCTTTACTGCTTTTTGCACTGATTCCGCGCTCTGCTAACCCGGCCTGAAGTGCAATCTCCTGCACCCGGGCAGGAAGTGCCCCGTCGTCATACTCACCGGCCCGAATGACCTCAACACGCATACCGTCCGGTGACCATTTCAGATCTTGTTTCAGGATCATGATTCTTCACCCGTCAGAACAGGGGGCGCGGTTCCGCGCCCTTGAGTGATTACGCCGCTGCAATCTTCAGCAGTTTGATGGCCTGCGAATCGACCAGCATCCCGCCGGTGCGCTTGGTGGTATAAAAACCGACAAACGGTTTATTGGTGTACGGGTCACGCAGAATGCGGGTGCCGATACGGTCAACGATGGTGTAACCCCGTTTGAAGTTACCAAATGCAATGGCTTTCGCATCAGCGGCGATATCCGGCATCTGTTCGTTTTCAGCGATACCGTAACCCGCCAGAGAGGACGGCTGCCCCAGTTCCAGCCCCGGACGCCACAGATAGTTACCCTCGCTGTCTTTAAGCAGACGGATGGCAAACAGGCTGTTGTTGTTCATCATGAACTTCGCGCCAGTGCGGTGTGCCTTACGCAGCGTGTAAATCAGTTTGATAATGGCGTCTGCGGTCACCGCGGTCGCTTCGCCGGATACAATATGCTGAAGTTTGCCGAACGCCCGGACCTTGTCGGTTTCATCAGTGGATTCATACGCCAGGAACCCTTTCGGCTTCTTGGTGCCATCGCCTGAGGTAAAGGCAATTTCTTCCTGTTCGGCAAATTCGGTTGCCAGCTCGCTGTTGATCCAGGCCTCCACGTTGAAGAAGGCATCGTCCAGCATTTTCTGGGTAGCCTGCGGGTTGCCGTAAATTTCCCCCATGAGAGGTTCAATCAGCTCCAGTCTGGAGGTGGCAGTCTGGGATCGCGTATCCGTTTCCCCCACCCATCCGGAAGCCGTACCGCCCAGATTCGCCAGTTTTTTGTAGTCGGAACCGCCAACGGTGATCACCGTGGCTTCCTGACGCATCACCACTTCATCTTTCAGCAGGTTAAGAATGTTGCGATCCAGTTCTTCCGGCACGGCGTAGCCACCGTCTTCATCGGTACCCACCTGCAATGCCTTACGCTCCAGATCGCGCAGACCGTCTTCACGGCCTTTACGCAGGAAGCCCACAAACGCCTCTTTATGCTCGGTGGCCAGTTTATTTTGCGCTCCACCAGCCGGACGTTTCAGCTCAAGCAGCTCTTTTTCAAGGTCGCTTTTGAGATTTTCCAGCTCGCTGAGTTTCCCGTTCAGGGTTTCCACCTGCCCGGCAAGCTTGCCTTTTTCCTGCTCAATCGCATCCACGCGCTTGTCGTTCTTTGCTTTGAAGTCGTCAAACTTCTGCTGCAGCTCCTGCGCGACCTGTTCGACATCTTTAATATCAACCGCCATCGTATTTCTCCTGATTAGAAGTTCAGATTTTTCAGTGCATTCAGTGCAGAGCCCACATCCTCAGCGTCGCGCAGGGACAGTGCGCTATAGCCCCCGGCCATGAATGCTTTGGCCTGGGTGCGGGAGAGTCCGACATCACGCAGGACTCTTTCGATTTTTTTCTGTTCGGGGATTTCCCCGCGGGCCAGTGCGTTCTTGACGTCGCTGATCCGCGCCTCGTCGTTAGACGGGAACGTCACCAGGCTGACTTCCCAGAGGTCGATTTCTTTCAGCAGAAAGGCTTCTTTGCTCCGGTCGTATTCCCAGTCTTTCAGGACGTACCCAATAGAAAGGCCGGTTAACGAACCGGCCTTCATGTGTGCATGTGCGCGTTTTGCGAGGGGATCATCATCAATAAGCAACCGTCCCCTGACGTAAAGCCCGACATCGTCTTCCTTCATTTCGGTGTAAACACCGATGGGTTCATCCATGCGGTGCTGCCAGAGCAGCGCAGGTAACGCTTTTCTGTCACTCCACGCCCGCAGGGAAGCAGCAAATGCCCCGGACATCACCACATCATCGTGGCTGTCCTTTACACCAAAGACGGAGCCATACCCTTCAAACTCACCGGAGTCACTGACAGATTTCAGACTCAGCGGTACATCAAGACGTTGTTTCGTCTGCATTGGCGTTATCCTTCTGCTTACCGGCTTTACTGCCATCGGAGGGTTTCGTGGTCATGTTCATCGGTGTGAGATAGACATCACCACCGGGACGCGGATTCATATCTTCCAGGTCGCGGCAGTCATTGGGAGAGTAAATTCCCCAGTTGATCCCGGTGGCGTAGGCTTCAAAACGGGACTTCATATCCCCGCGCAGTAACGCCCCGGCGTTAAATTTGGCGTAATAAACGCCCTGCTTACTTTTTCGTACCAGTCCGGTGTTGATCCGCTGTTCGATGCGGGTCAGATACGGCACCAGTGAATAGTTGATAAATCCCAGCCCCAGCTCTTCGATATTGTTGAAGGTGGCGCGATCGGTGTTCTGCACCATGTGCAACGGCACCCGGAACAGACGACAGATTTCTTCAAGCTGAAACTTGCGGGTTTCCAGGAACTGGCTGTCCTCGGCGTTCAGCGCCATCGACTTCCAGTCCAGCCCCATCTCAAGGATCATCGGGCGGTGAGCATTGCCAAGCCCGGTGTGACGCTCCTCAAAATCTTTCTTCAGGCGCTCATAAGCCTGATCTGACAGCGTCTGCTCTGTACGCAACACACCCGACGTCACCGCGCCATTGCTGAACAGTCTGGCCCCGTGCTCTTCGGTCGCAGCTGCCAGCGATATTGCCTCGCGGGCATAGGCGATGGGATTCAGCCCCACCAGTCCGTCCAGCGTCAGCGTGCGCACATGCCAGATATCCTCCTGGCTCAGTACATCCGTGGAGCCATCCGGGAATGTGACCTGATAGATCGGCTCCCAGCTACTGTTAAGCTTCGGTACCACACAGCCGGGATCGACGGGCAGCAGTTCAGCCACTTCGCCAAATGCTTTCACTTTGTAGGCGTAAAAGTTTCCCCGCAGGCACAGACAGGTGACCACCAGCTCCCAGAACTCCTGCGGCGTCATATAGCCATTGGGATGCGTGGAGATCAGTTTATGCAGACGTTCGCCGGTGGCTCTCTGTTTCAGGCTGCCGTTCAGGTGATACAGGTTGCAGGGCAACATCCCGACCGACTCCGCCAGCACCCTGACGCAGGAAAAAACCGCCGTCAGTCGCATGGCCCGCTGGCTGCTGATCTGCTTTCCGGTATAGGTGTCATATGACAGCCCGATAGCATCCGCCAGCTCTGCTGGCGTGGTCACCGGTGCGTCACTTTTTCGTTGAAATAATCCCGAAAAGAACACTATTTACCTCCGCCGACAGACGGCTGTGTACGGTCGAGATATCGCGCCACCAGCCACGACCAGAACAGGCACAGCGCCCCGGCAACAACAAACCCCGCCGGGGGATAAATCAGCCAGGCACCATACGCCAGCAAAAGCGCACCCAGCACGCCCACCAGAGGCGCGAGAATCAGCATGATCATAATTACCTCAGTTAAAGCGAGCGGATCCCATAGGATTCAATGTGGTCAGACAGCGTGTCTTCTTTCTCGTACAGCATGGCTCTGCCAACCGCCATAATCAGCGCAACTGCACCATCGATTTTGTTTTCCGCCTGCTCTTTGACGGGCTTCACCACATCATCGTTACCCGGAATGGTTTTGCCGACCACGTTGCCGATACACCAGGTCATGATGGGATTGCCATCATGATGAAAGCGCCCCGATTCAATTGCCGCTTCCAGCTCTTTCATCGGGTCGGACATGTTGGTGTAGTTCTGAATGATGGTGACGGGGTTCAGGTCTTCATCAGCAAGGTCATGTGAGAGCCCGGTCGCCCCGAAGGGGTCGATGGGTGACTCGCTGACCGGGCTGATTTTGTTCGCCGCTTTGGCCTCTTCGAGGATGTAGCGATAATCCACCTCTGCACCATCGGTAACGGTCAGGACGCCCATTTCCACCCATTTCTGAAAGCGTTCGGCTGTCCGTCGATCTTCATTTTTCTCGACGCTGTACACCGTGTCATACGGTACCCAGAAACGCGGGGCCACACTGTAGTAATGCGTTTTACCGTCAATCTCGCGGGTATAAAGTCGCGCCATGCTGTTCATATCCAGCTTACGCGCCAGGTCAAAGGCCAGAATGCACGGCTGCCCCTCGAACTGCTCAAGGGTCAGTGATTTATCCTCGCAGCTCTGCCAGCTTACCAGGTTGAAATACGCCGAACGCGCCGACACCCAGATATTGAGGTGTTTTGTTTTAAAGACGTTTGCCAGACGGGCGTTATTTTTCGCACGCTGCTGCTGACTTAACAAAAATTCGCGATAAACCGACACGCCAATATTTGGATTGGCTTTTTCCAGCACCTGCGGGTCGGTCCAGTCGTCACCTTCATCAACGGTATAGATGATCCCGAACAGTTCATCGTTGGGTACCGAACCGTTGAGCATCTCGATGACTTCCCGCCGTTTGTCGTAGCACGGCCCCTCAATGTTGTACCCGGCGGTAGTGATAGCCCACATCAGTGGCTGACGTCGCGCCCCCATCCCGGTAAGCATCGTGGTGTAAAGCGCATCTGTGGCGTGCTCGTGATATTCATCCACCACCGCACAGTGGGGTGATGAACCATCACCAGGGTTACCGATCAGCGGTTCAAAACGCGCACCATCCTCCGGACGGTTCATGTTTGAGGCGTTAACCTCAATCCCGAACGCTTCCGTCAGCATGGGTGTGCGTTTACACATCAGTCGTGCCGGACGAAAGACTTCCCACGCCTGTTTCTCCGTCGTGGCACCGGAATACACTTCCGCGCCAAACTCGTTATCACAGGCAAAACAATACAGGGCAACACCGGCAGAGATTGCCGATTTGCCGTTCTTACGGGGGATTTCGGTATACACCTCCCGGAAGCGGCGCAATCGGGAGCCTTTATTGACCCAGCCAAACGCACAGCAGATCACAAATAGCTGCCACGGCTCCAGCGTGATGGGCATCCGTTTAAATGCCCACTCACCCTTGGTGTGCGGCAACAGCTGAATAAATTTGGCGGCCCGTTCAGCCAGGTCCTTGTCGAAGCGGTAACGAAACGACTTACTTTTTTCCGCCATCAGGTCATCAAGATGGCGCTGGCAGGCCTGAATCACAAACTGGCAGGCCACAATCTTTCCGCGCACGACATCACGGGCATACTGATTGGCAGCATTTACGTTGGGGTAAGATTTCCGGCTCATGATTCGATGATTTTCAGAAACGGGTTAGTGGCTTTCTTCTGCCCCGCCAGGCCAATCAGACGCTGGCGGCTGCTGGGGTCGAGTCCGAGCATTGCCCCCGTGCTGCTCATCTCGGACTCCTGTTCTTTCTTGGCGGTCAGCTCCGGATTTTTGACCATGCCGCCCATTGCACCGGTGATGGTGTTGCCCTGTCTGGCAATATTTTTCACGGCACGTCGCCAGAACTCATAGGCCACGCACCACCGCTCAAGCACTGCGAGGTCAGTCACGCACAGCAGGCCCTGACCGCAGAGTTCTTTGGTTGTCAGTTGCCACATGATCGTGGCGAGAGGAAGCTCTTCTTCAGCGAACCACTCCGGTGGCTCAACACCTTTGATGGGCGTAAAAACAGGTTCATCTTTGTTCAGGGCTCGCTTGCCGGGGTTTCCGGCCAGCGCCTTGCGCGCCGTTGGCTTAGGGCGACGCCCGGAACGCCCCGCCGTTCCAGCCATATGCGGCACTCCTGGTTAAATTTCATTTTTCGCGGGTATAAAAAAACGATGGGGCGGGCAGTCCGGAAGACGTCAGGTCACAGGGATTTGACCCGCCCCTCCCCTCTGGCAGTGGGAACTGGTTCTTACTTCAGCCGTTCACGGGCCGTCTTCGCCTTATGACACGGCCAGCACAAACTCTGCAGATTACTGTCGACATCAGTGCCGCCATGCGATTTAGGGATGATGTGGTCAACGGTCTTCGCCTCACGCACCACACCAGCACGCCGACATAACTGACACAGGCCTTTGTCACGCTTGAGCACACGTTCACGGATAACATCCCATTTCGAACCATAACCGCGCTGATGACGGGATTGTCCTGGCTTGTATTGCTTCCAGCCTTCGCTTTTGTGGCTTTCGCAGTAGCCTGACGGGTCAGTCGTGGTATTGCGGCAGCCGCGAACACGGCAGGCTTTTGGGGTTCGTGGGGGCATATGTACTCCAATGAAGAAACCAGCGAAATAGCTGCCTTCATTCGTAGCAAACCTTTTTCATCAACGCAGTAATGGATTCTTTGAAGAGTCGCGATCAATACAACTCACTAATGGAGAGACTTGTCTCACGCATGAGACAAATTTCCCGTTTGATTTAATGGACACTATAGAGGGACAGAATGCCTTCCTCACTCGAATCACATCAATTAAGGAGGTTCAACATGTTTCATTCCACAAGTCATCAGGCTGTAATTATGGCAGCATCAGTTTGTGCCACAGACCTTTTCCGCTTCACTTTGAGCCTGATTCATTTCTACCTGACCGGCTCGCCTCTATCTTTTTAATCCCCGCTTTATCCAAATTGCATTGCCAGAATGCCGACAACAGACTGACATTCAAATCCTGACTACCTCCAATAGTCTGACCGTACACCTATATAGTTTTAATTTTCATCAATCCATTTAACTATCGTTTAATTGTTGTCACATAGGATTCTGCCGTTTTTAACAATGCA